GCCTTAATCTGAGGATATTTTTATGGCTAATGTAGATCGTCCAAGGGGTTTTACTCCTATTGGCACTCTAAGCGGCTCTCCTTGGCAGGCTTCCATCGAACAAGTCGAATGCGATGCCACTCATGCGTTAATTGGCGTGGGTGATCTCGTTGAAATGACAGCCGATGGCTATCCTGACATTCTGACCGCAGGCGCAGTCGATTCCGGTGTATTCGGAGTCGTTGTTGGTATAAACGTAGTGGGTTCTGGCTTTAATGCCACCACCGGTATTCAGGGTGATAATCACCTGTCTGCCAGCGAACCGACTTTGGTAGGTGCTGAGACTCGTTCTCTGGCCCTTAATACGGCAGGTAGTCTGTTTGTAGCGACCGCTCCCGACCTGTTAATGGTCGGACAGGAAGACGGTGATACCACGCCTTTGACCCTCGCAGGTATTGGGGCGAACGTGGATATCGTTAATCCCGGTGCTTCTGCGACCACGGGTAACTCTCTAATGGAGATTGACTCTGACACGGTTGCCACCACTGCAACCCTTCCTTTGCGACTGATTCGACTTCACAATCAGCCGGGTAACGAACTTGCATCAGTAGATGCGACGAAGCCCTGGACCGATTGGGTCGTGACCTTCGCTAACCATGCCCGTAGTGGCCTTGCTGTAGGCATCTAAGGAGATAAATCATGGCTAATATTAATACTGGTAGTTTTGCCAAAGCCTTAGAGCCTGGAGTCCAGAAATGGTACGGATTGGGTTATAAGGACTACGGTAATCAATGTGATGAAATCTTCGAGGTGCGTACTTCAAAACGTGCTTATGAAGAGATTCTTTCAACCTCAATGTTCGGACTAGCGGCGGTTAAGCCTGAAGGTTCAGCGGTTAGTTATGACACCGCTCAACAGGGCTTCTACACTCGTGCGACTCACGTTACTTACGCGCTTGGTTTTATCATTACCAAAGAAGCGATTAAGGACAATCTTTACATGGAACTCGCTGAGTCCCGTGCTAAAGCTCTGGGTCGTTCAAAACGGGTTACAAGAGAAACGGTTGCCGCTAACGTCTTGAATCGTGCGGATACCGCAGGCTATACCGGCGGTGATGGCGTTACTTTGTTAAGTGCGTCTCATCCTCATAAAGCCGGTGGTACTTTCAGTAATCAGCTTGCTACAGCTACGCAGTTGTCTGAAGCGGCTCTGGAGCAGGCGTCGATTGATATCAGTAAGTGGACTGACGATAGGGGTCTTTTGATCGCTGCCCGTCCCCAAAAACTGGTCATTCCGGCGGATCTGGAGTTCGATGCCGAACGTATCCTCAACACCGAACAGCGTGTCGGTACAGCGGATAATGACATTAACGCGATTCGTTCAACCTCCCGTGTGCCTGGTGGTTATACTGTCAATAACTATCTGACAGACACCAACATGTGGTTCCTGTTGACCGATTGTGACGATGGCATGATTCACTATGTCCGTGAAGCGGATGAAATCGGTGCGGATAATGACTTCGATACCTCGAACGCTAAGTTCAAGGTGGAAGGTCGTGAATCCTTTATCTGGGGCGACCCCAGAGGTATCTTTGGATCTAACCCTGCTTAGGGAGGTGATCTAAACGGGGGGCTTCGGCTCCCCATCTTATAGATCGAAGGGTTTAGCAACCCGGAGAGTTGACGCGAAGACATTCGCGGGAGTAAAAATTATGGCTGCTGTAAACGAAAGTACAAAATTCACACATTTTTCCAATCTTGCTGTCGGTACGGCCAATGGCGGGGGTGGATTCTCAGTTGCAGGCGTTAATCAGGCGACAGGCGCTGTTGCTTTGACCGCTGATGCGACTTTAACGGCTGCGACCCATGCTAATAAGGTGGTGACTTTAGGCTCTGCCACGGGCGATACAGTGACTCTACCGGCTGCTACGGGTACGGGTAATGTCTATACCATTATGGTTGCGGTGACGGTCACTTCAAATGCCCATATCATTCAGGTAGCGAATGCGACTGATGAGTTTGGTGGCGTGGTTTACCAAGTTGATACCGATACCGGTGATGCTCTAGTGGCTTATCCAGCGGTGGCGGCGGATGGTTACGATACCATTACGATGGACGGCTCGACCACCGGTGGTTTAATTGGTGATACTTATGTCATTACTGATGTGGCTGCGGGTACGTTTGCCTTACAGGGCTTCCAGAACGCCACGGGTGTTGTAGCAACTCCGCTCAGTGCTGCGGTAGCATAGGTGACTTATGGCGAATACAGTTGATGTACGATATATCGTTGATAACTCTCGACGCACTGTAGCGCATGTCTATATTCTCTCTGACGGTGTTGCTGGAGAACTCACAGATGAGGTGGTGGTGGATGTTTCGGCATTAACCCCCACCCCTTCTAAAGTCTCCATCAACAAGATCAAGGGTGTCTTTTCGGGGACTACCGGGGTTTTAGAATGGGATGCGACCGCAGATGTTGGGATCTTCTCAATTCCAGACTCGGAAACCTTTGAGTTTAATTTCGGAGAATATGGCGGATTAACCAATAACGCAGGCGCGGGTGTAACGGGAGATATTACGTTGTCCACCACAGGCTTTGCAACTGCGGGCGATACGGGCTTCTTGATTATCGAGTGTCTTAAATAATGGGAAGAGCCGACCACCTTAAAATAGGCTCCTATAACGTGATTTGTGATCGTTGTGGGCGCAAGTATAAGGTAGAAGATACAGTTGTGATCACGGGGCCGGAAAGTACCGGTCTCCGTGTTTGCAAACGACGCTGTTACGAACCCACTCACCCTCAATATTATCTACGAGGCCGAAAAGACGACCAAACCGTTCCCCAAGCAAGACCTGATACGGGACTAACCGGTTGCGGCCCTTCTAACGTTGTCGGACAAGCGGTCGTAGGTTGTGCGATTGTGGGTCACTTTACAGAGTATAAGAGTCCATTATGAACAATAATTTCAGTTTAAACCGAGACGAAGTGATTAAAGACGCTTATGCGGAGATTGGGATTGCGATTGAAGGCGAGGACTTAGAAACAGAGGAAATCAATTACGCCGCTCGTCGATTAAATTCCATGATCAAACACTGGACGGTGCATGGGTTTCACTTATGGAAGCGCACTCGCAAATCTATTGCGTTAGTCGCAGGTCAGAACCAGTATTCGTTAGGGTTAAAAGACTCAGGTACGACCACTTCGACCAGTGCAAATAAACTAGTAGACAGTAGCGGGACGTTTATCAACGATACTTCTATTGGTGATACGGTATTAAATACTACCGATTCGACCTCAACTACGATTACTGCGATAGATTCTAATACACAACTTTCTCTGGCAAGTGATATTTTTACGTCTGGAGAGAATTATGAAATTACCACTGCGGATATCAGTACCCCCCGACCGGATAGAATTTTAGAGTGTAACCGGATTTACAACGGGAATGAAGTCCCCATGACGGCGATGAGCTTACAGGAATACAATGAACTTCCTAACAAAACTCAACAAGGTACTCCTATTAATTATTTTTATGATCCTACTCTTACTAATGGAAATCTCTATATATGGCTAACGCCTGGAACTACGGAAGTAACAGATTACACGATTGAAGTCGTGACTCAAACCCAGGTCTTTGATATGGATTCCCCTACGGATGAATTCGACTTCCCGCAAGAGTGGTATGAACCTTTGATTAAAAATCTTGCATCTAATCTATCCGGCGCTTACGGAGGTCTGTCTATCGGAGCCAAACGCGATTTAAGACTGGAAGCCAAAGACTTACTCGACGACGCCAAAAACTACGATCAAGACGATACGTCTATTTTTATTCAACCTGAAATGAGGCAGTGCTGATGCCAATAAAACCTTTAACCAGCCAGGTCTTTCGATCTACCCTGCCTTCGGGACAACCCAACGCCCAAGGAACGGTCGGGGTGTATGTGGCCGGAACGTCTTTTGCCACCCTAGCAACGGTGTGGTCAGATGCGGTTAAGACTTCGGAATTAGACAATCCTGTCACTTTAAGTGATAACGGTGAGAAGGAAATCTGGTTTGAAGTCGATGTGGATATGATTGTTAAAGATTCGGGCAACAATCAGTTACCGGGCGATGCCGGAGAGATCCTTGCAGTGCCCGCCGATACCACGCCAGTTCAATCGGGGACATACAATCTAGTCACCAATCCTTCAGCAGAGATTGATACCGATAGCGATACTTTACCGGATAACTGGACATTAGACCTAGAGACCAGCGGCACGATTACAACCTCTACCACTTCAGTCGCTCACGGTGAGAAGAGTTTTAAATTTACCGGCGCAGGGAACGGCGCAGGAACGGCGACCTCCCTTAAATATGATATCTTGGAAAACAGAGCCGTTGATGTCGAGTTCACTTACCAAACCGATGCGCCCACTTCTACTAATTCAGTTAAAATTAAGTGGTATACCAAAGCCGATGCCGTGGTTACGACGACGACGGTTTATTCGGGTACAACAGGACAACCTTCGACGTTTACCACGTATTACCGAAGCGTAGCAGCACCGGCCACGGCGACTAAAGCAGAAGTTATTTTAGGCGGTATTGAAAACGGCGGGACGGTTGAAACGGGAATCACGTATTTCGATGGCCTTATTGTGTCTCAAGGGAGAGATGTCAATCCTATTCTTTATGATGAAAATGGCAATGAAGTAGCAACAACGACCTCTACGCCCAATGCGACTACTTATATAAATTTTACCAATAACTCTACCGGACTCAATCCCAAGATTGATGTTGGTGGTGAAGATGTTGGCGTCGATATTGAAGGGGTTACGGTCAAGAACGGGGATATCACGACCACTGGAGATATATCAGCCGCAGACATAACTGTAACCACGGCCACTATTAACTCTGGCACTGCTTATGGCCACGTGACTTTAGACACCCCTGAATTGATCTCATTAGGTACGTTGCAAACAACAGCCACAGCGGTCAATGTTGCTACATTGAATACGGCGGGTGCAAAAAAAGCAGATTTATCAATCTATTTAGCCCCCACCAGCGCAACGGGGGCGACCATGTATTTTGCTAGCAGCACATTCACCCCTGGGAATGCTTATGTAAAAGCCCATGCCAGTGATATAGGGGCCAGTGATGCAGCGACGTGCATTAATGACTTTACCGTTAATCTGGATGGCAATAATGATTTCTGGTATGCGTCGAGTACAGCCACTGTTTTGGCTGTTCGACTTTATTTGGTTGGATACTATGTATAGGAGGACTTATGGGCAGTACACGAAAGAAACCCAAGAATAAACCTAAAAATAAACCCAGACGTAAACCAAGGAAATACTGATGAGTATAGATTATCTTTTCCTGATCCTTTCGGCTTTAGTCGTTTTAATCTCACCGGAAGGATTGTATCGAAGAATTGCCTGGGTACTTCTGGCAGATTTCTGTATCTTTATCGGATTTGATGAAATTTGGCTAGCCTCAAACATCCCAGGTGGGGACTGGATGTTACCGTATAAAGGATTTGTTTATTTAGGTTTCTTTTTGATTTACGGCATGGTGGGGAGTGTGTATTTATCTTCACTGTCTGCGATTGCCGCGTTATACCACTCGACCAGTACGATATTAGAGCCGTTAGGGATTCCACTCCCGGCCCATGATTATACTACAATAATGATAACGTATTGTATTCTTCAATTATTGGGCGCATTTACAGGAGTGATGTATGGGCATCTTCATCGGCATAAGCTTCATACTGCTTGGTATCGCCATCATCATCCTAATACTTAGAGAGGTATTTGAATGGAACAAGAAATCGTCTCAATAAATGCAGAATTCTTGGTTGGGGCGTTCTCAACAGCCGTTGTTATTATCATGGCTTTAACTGGCGTTATATCAAAAGTATTCTGGCACTTAATAAAAAACAGACTGGATAATTTATACAGATTAATGAAAAACAACACTGACCATGTGAAAGAAATATCAATGATGACTCGTGACGTTGCTAACGAAGCCCATGATCGTATTGATGACCATATTGAAAAACACCATACGGACAAGCAATGAAGATACCTTTATTTGGCGGATCAGGTGAAGAACGCTTTACCGATGTGTCCGGTCAGCTCACACAAAACTGGTATGTTCACTATCCCAAATCAGGGAAGTCTAAGGTGGTTATGTACCCAACGCCTGGACTCACCTTGTTTTCGAATGTGGGTGATGGTCCTATCCGTGGGTCTAAGAAATACAATGATTTACATTTTGTGGTCTCAGGAAATGAATTGTACGAAGTCAACGCCGGGGGCGCTTCGGTATTAAGAGGGACACTAAATTCTTCCGTGGGAAAAGTGGGCATGGAGCATAACGGCGCGGATAACGGACAGCAGCTTTTGATTGTAGACGGTACGAATGGGTATATCTGGGATAGTCGGAACAATACATTTTTCAGAGCCGATCAAATAACCTCTGGACTCGCTACTAATGGAACCGCGAACAAACTTGACGTAACCGGTGAAACCTTTATCACAAAGGGCGCTCAGGTGGGGCAAAGGGTCTTTAATACCACCGCTGAAACCTCTGCTTTGATAACCGCTTTGGACTCTGAAACCGTATTGAGTATTGATACGGATATTTTCAGCACGGGTACAGATGATTATGCTGTGGGTGATATAGATTTCCCCTCTACCGGAACGCATGTGGATTTCTTTGATGGATTCTTTATCGTTAATAATCCTGCGGTGACGGGTCGATTTGCCAAATCCAAGAGTTACGACGGGACTGATTGGGCTGTATTGGAAACAGCTACCGCTGAACGGTCTCCAGACAAATTATTAGGATTGATAGTTTCGAATCGAGAACTTTGGTTAGTGGGAGAAGACACCGCTGAGAAGTGGTATAACTCCGGTGCCGCTGATTTTCCTTTTGAACCTGATCAATCCGGCTTCTCTGAGTGGGGCACAATCGCCCCTTACTCTATAGTGGAGATGTCCGGTCTTACCGCTTGGTTATCGAATAACGAAGAGGGCAACGGGTTAATAGTAGCGACATCTGGTGGGACACCACAGGTCATTTCCAGCCCTGAGATCTCTACGGAAATTTCCAATATGAGTGTTATTTCGGACTGTTATTCGTATGCGTATCAGTATCAGCAACACCCGTTCTTAGTATTTAGCTTTCCGACCGCTCAAAAGACCTTAGTTTACGATATTCTAACGCAAGAATGGCATACCTGGGTGTCGAAAGACTTAATTTACCATAGAAGCTCGACCCATACGTTTGTGTTTGGTAAACATTTAGTCGGAGATCCTGAGAATGGGAATATTTACTATTTAGATTGGGAGAACTACACCGATAACGGTGATCAGATCATTCGTAGAAGGATTTCGGCCAAGATTCACGCGGAAGACCGACGAGTCAAACACGAAGGCGTATGGATTGACGTTAAGGAAGGGGTGGGTACTTCGACCTTAGATCCTCAAATCTATTTAAGATTTAGGGACAATAACGGCCCCTGGAAGAACTATAAACCTCGGTCAATGGGTAAGGTAGGCCAGAGGAACAAAAAGTGCGTATGGCGGCGTTTAGGAGCCTCTTACGACCGGGAATACGAGATTATGGTGTCAGATCCTGTACCTGCCGTTTTAATAGATGGATTTGCCCGTCTACCTGTTTCAAATAGGGAGATTGGATGAGAGTTCCCGTCTCGCCCCCTCAAAAGAAGGATTTTGAATGTACGGACGAAGGGCTTAAATGGCTGGAATTGTTGCGAAGCAAGTCTTTGGATATACGGCAGGTGTTCATTTCCTACAATCCGACCTCTATTGATGCAAATACCTCCGAACAACAGACCTTAACCTTAACCGGTTTAAAAGCAGACGACCTGATATTAAGAGTATACAAACCCCACACGGCAGGACTGATCGTGAATGACGGTCAAGTCACTGCTGATAATACGTTGGGGATTAACTTTGCGAACGTCACCGGCTCTCCCATTGATCCGGGTGAGGAAACTTATACCGTGATTTACATTAAGAACAGCAGGCTATAACTATGAGCTTTTTAAGCGATCTACTCGAACCCATTACCGGTGCTGGTGAGGCGGCAGATGCTCAACGAGACGCTGCAAGAGAAGGGGCAGCGGCTACGGAGCGTTCTACCGATAAAATCATTGATTTCAATAAATGGTTATGGGGTGAGCAAAGAGACATCTCTCAACCGTTTGTCGATGCCGGAGTCGGAGCTTTAGGCGAATTAGAAGGACAGGTCGGACAGCCCTTCACCGCTGAAGACATGATGCAAGACCCTGGGTATCAGTTTCGACTCGACGAAGGCTTGAAAGGGATAGAAAACTCCGCCGCTGCGAGAGGTATGCAACTTTCAGGAAGGACTTTAAAAGGGATTGGACGGTATGCTCAAGACTATGCTTCAGGTGAGTTTCAAAACGCTTATGCTCGAAGACAGCAAGGAATTTCGAATTTAATGAATCTCGCGTATATGGGTCAGGCATCTGCCACAGGACAGGCGGCACAAGGCGCTTCAGCCGGTGGAAATATCACTCAAGCCCTGAATACTTCGGGCGCAGCCCAATCCCAGATGTACTCAAATATCGGAAACATTGACGCCGCTCAAGCACAGTCAGGCTTTAACACCTTAATGGATATTGGTGGTATCGCTGCGCTGACGTATGGTGGCCCAGGCTGGGGAGCTTAATATGGTCGATCAAGCATCACTCGACGCCATCCGTAACCCTACGGGGGGACGATTAACCCAGATTGGACAAGTATTGGCCCAGGCTTCGCAAAGGAAGAAACAAAACGAACTGGAAGAACGCCGGTTAAACATGACCAAACAACTGAATAAGGCCAAATTGGATGAGGCTCAATTAGAAGCGATAGGCTTACAATCTATAGCGATAGGGGCGTATTCTCAGTCTGTGATGGAAGCGATGAAGAACGTTCCTGCAAACTTAGTTAAAGATCCCAATGCTGTCGCTCAAGTCCAAAAACAAGTCTATAACTCCTTGCCAGAAGGCATTAAGTCCGTTATTCCTGACAAACCTCAGTCGTTAGAAAGTATTAAAATGGGCCTTGAAAACGCGACATTAACCCAGGAATGGCTACAAAGTCAGAAAAAGGCGACCGGCACCTCGGAGTTTGAACGAAATAGAGATGCTTTGGTGGCGAGTGGGCAAATCACTCAAGAAGAAGCGGATGATATGACGGAAAAACGGGTGGGCGTCATGTCAGGGGTGGATATAACCAAAGCGAAGGAAACAACCGAAAATCGACTTGCTGGGCAAAATGTCCAGAAAGCCACCGATAATCTCAGAGATGATTATAGTGAGGGTAGCGAGCATCTTAAAAAGATTTCCAACAATATCGACGCAGCCCTAGCCGTGATGGATACCGGCGATACTGAACTCACAGATAAACTCTTAGCTCAGGTCATGTCACAAGTCCAAGACACCGACGTAAGGGCGTTTCAGATGTATGCTGAGTTTAATAAGCCGTTTGGTAACTTAATGGAAAGAATCACCGGACAAGTCTCCAGGTTCTTCCAGGGTTCCCGAACTGAAAAGGAACGACAAGTCATTGCTCAGACCTTGAAACATTTTAAGGAAAACTACGCCGAGACCTCACTCAGCGAAGTCAGAAATATGTATCGAAACCAGGCGGTGAATCAGGGCTTAGATCCGTTCAAAGTCGTACCTCCGACCTCGCCTGAAGATATCAGAGACTATCCCAATATCAGTCGAAAAGAGAAAAAACGCCTGTTAGAACTAAACTACCCGGATATGTTTAAATGAATATTGATGATTTTTTAGACAGTTCTCCCGAACCCACGAATGAAAGTAAGTTAGACGAGTTTCTGACGAGTAAAACCGAACCTAAAGTCGTGGAAAGGGTCACTCAAGAATCCGGGTTAAAACCGGTGATTGATTATGCTACGGGGATGAATGATCAGTTCTTAGACTTGGTAGGACTCCCCGGAGACGCTTTTGACTGGGCGGCTGAGAAGATGGGTTCTAGCCTACGCTCAGGCTGGGGCAGTGCCGATCTGAGAGAGTTTGGTAAGAAAATAGGCATGGGCACCCACACCCCCGGAGAAGAGCCTGATACCGGCTCCTACAAAGCCGGAGAATATACCATGACCGGCCTTGAGTTTTTAGCTCCGTTTCTACAATGGACAAAGGCTGAAAAAGTCCTGAAATCGGGTGTTCTAGCGACCGAATCGGCCAAAGGCACCCCAAGATTAATAGCTGAGAGAATGACCGCGCCCTTTGCAGCCTCTCCAAAAGCCGCTTACACCGCTGAATTGGCGAGTGGCGTGGGGGCAGGGTATGGCGCTCACTATGGTGGACAGGAATTTGGACAAACCGGTGAGATGATTGGTGGACTGGTGGGTGGCATGGCTCCTGTCCCGATTATTTACAATGCCGGACGACTGAGAGATTACGCCTTAAAGTCGTTTCTACCCTATACTGAAAGGGGTGGACGAGCCAAAGCCGCGTCTATTATTCGTCAATTAGCCGAAGATCCTGATATTAGAACTAATGTTGAGAAAAACATCAAGAAAACCCTCCCAGGGACTCGTATCAGTGCCGGAAAATTGACGGGCGATCCGCATTTAATGGCCTTAGAAAAAGCGATTGTGGATGAAAATCCCGCTTTGGCGAGAGAGTTGAGAATTCAGGACGGTATTAATAACGCGATTGCTCGGAGAGAACTCACTGGAATAGCCGGTGAAGAAGTGGTTGAGGAAGCCCAAAAGCAATTGGGCAGTAAGTTCATGCAGTTAAATTCTCGTTTGAACGCAAGAATCGACCTGGCCTTGAATAAAGTCAAAACTGCGACGGCAAGAATAGCGCCTACTACGAGCCGCAGAGCGGTGAATACCGCAGTAAAAGCTCAGTTGGATGATGCTTTGGCCGATGCGAGAAAATCTGAAACGGTTTTATGGAATACGGTGAATAAAGACACTATCTCGGATACGACCTCGACTAAAGGTGTGTTTAAAAACCACATGCTAGAACGCTTCAAAGAGGATGATCCTACCGATATTCCGCCCTTTTTACATGAATTTTTGGGTAAATTCAAAGACGGTGAATTGGCGGGTGGAAAATGGAAATCTCAGGAAAGTGTGGGATCGGTTCACGCCTTGAGAAGCCGGGTGTTAAACGAAATCCGTCATGAAAAGTCTCTGGAAGCGACTAACTGGAACCGAGTGAGAATATTAGAAGATATCGAGGAAGGTATGCTGGAAGACCTGTCTCGTTCAGGCACCGGTAAAGAATTGACCGACGCAATTAACTTTTCTCGTGAGTTAAATAAGAAGTTCAAGGGCGATATTATGTCCACGATCTTCCGTCATAACAAAACGGGCGGTGCTTTAGCGCCTGAACTCACTTTAGAAAGGATGGGCACTGGCCCGAAAGGTGCGGTTCACATCAATAAACTGATAGAAGCCTCTCCCGAATCGAAAGGGAACATTGAAGAAGTCCTGAAAATGGACATTGTGAAATCAAGAATCATTAAAGATGATCGCTTAGATTTAAGTAAAGCCAAAGCCTACATGCTTCACAATGAAGACACGATGGATATTTTTCCTAAGTTAAAATCGGATATGGAACGAGCTATAGGACTGGAAGAAAAGGCCCAGTGGTTTACCGCTTCTGCTAAATCTCGGATGGGTAAAGCGAAACAAAGCATGTCGGCCAAGGTCGCCGGAGCCAAGCCTGGAACGGTACTTTCTACCATTATGAAGAGCAAATACCCTCATCAGGAAATGAAAACACAGTTACGAAGATTGAACGATAGGGGAAAAGCCGGGATTAAAAACGACATCATAGATATGGTCATGGCAAAATCTCGCACTTCAGAGATAGGCCCGGATAATAATTATCTATTGAGTGGCAAAAAAGCGATGGGATTCTGGAACGAAAATAAGATTTCCCTAATGGAGGCTTTTAATAAGAGCGAACTAAAACGGATTGACAAAGTAATTGAAACCTTACGAATTGGTGATGGTGCGACTGACCTTCCTGTCCATACTGCTTCTGAAGCTTTAAAGCCCGCCCGTACCGTCTTAGCGTACGCTGTAGAGGTCGCCGCCGCCAGAATGGGTGCAGCGTTTGGGTCGGGGACTTCAGGGGCTTCGTTGAAGACCGCTTCCCAAGGCGCGAATACCGCTCGTCGGATGATTGGTAATTTAGATATAGGAACCGCAAAACGATTGATTAAAGACTCCATTCAAGATCCTGAACTGTTTATGGCTTTATCGGAAGACATGACCAAAATCCAACCGGGAGATCGCGTATTTAGAATCTTACAAGGCTGGATGGTGGCTCACGCCGTCGAGAATCTGGAGAATGTGGATGAAGGTCTCTGACAACTTTGATCGTGAAGAGATGGCTTGCAAGTGTGGTTGTGGCTTTGACACGGTGGATATTGAATTATTAGCCGCGTTAGAAAGTTTGAGAGCGCATTTTAACAAACCCATTAAAATCACCTCTGGAAACCGGTGTGAATCCCATAACGAACGTGTTGGAGGCTCTTTTAACTCCCAGCATACTAAGGGACTCGCCGCCGATATTCAGGTATTTGGCATTATTCCCGAATTGGTTTATAACTATCTCGACCACAAGCATGAAGGCAAGTTTGGGGTGGGACGATACAAAACCTGGGTACACTTAGATGTCAAGCCCGGAGACGCGAGAAGGTGGGATAAAACATGAGAGGCACTTATGTGGTCATTTATAAAAGGTATATTTAGTTCTGATGTCATCGGCACTGTTGAGCGCCTTGCCAGTGAAGCCATTGAAACAGATATGGAGACGGCTGAAGCTAAAGCGTTATGGATTAAAACCCTTGATCCCAATGGGATTATGCGGAGACAGATATCTCAGTTTGCCTGCAAAGCCTACGGGTTCTATTTGGTGTCAACGACTATCCTTATTTTCATGCACTCCTTTGGTGTGGGTGATCCTACACAATCTAAACAGGCGATTGATGCCATGACCGAATTATTTCTTCCCATCACGACGGCTTGGGGCGGGATTGTCGGTGCCAGTTTTGGTGTTAATACTATGAATGCTCACAAGGGTAAATAAGATGGCAGATACTACCGCTACAAACAACAACACCGTTATTCTTGCAGACTGGTTTAACGACGCTAACCGAAAGACCTACGGATTCACTTCTGTGGCCCACATGTTGACCACTGAGGGGTTATTCGATGGTCAGACCGTTCCACTGTTAGGCTACTACGCAGTCGGTGATGGCGGTCAAGGTGAAATCTACTGGGACGCTACCAGCACAGAAACCGCTGACGATGGGATGATATTTCAAGTAACCGGAGTGACTACGGGACGGTGGAAAAGGCCGGATAAAAGTTATTTAGGCATGATTCCTGAGCAATTTGGGACGAAGGGTGATGGTGATGGCGCAGGCGGTGGAACGGATGACACTGCCGCACTGCAATCAACGATTAATGCAGCCTCTAATTTCCATACATACGTGCGATTAAGTAATAGAGTCTATAATTATACAACATTATACTTATATTATGATTCTGTTAATAATACAGGGTTCAGCCAAGTGTTGTCAGATCAAATTGTTAAAATCGTTGGTACTGGAATGATAGATGAGCAAGCGTTAGCCGTTGACAATTACATAACCTCCACTCTATACAGCACCCAAACCACAGGTGATTGCATCATCCACAATAAATCATCCCTTTCTGTTAGTGATAGAGAGGCTGATGCTACTTATTTTTCTGAGCTTAATATTATTGGAAATACTTCCGGTTATTTATTATCGGGTAACGTGTTTAAAACTCATGCTAGAGCTGAAAGGGTTTGTTTTCATAATAAAAACTCACTAGGCGGCGGGGTACATTTTACTGGATATGCTTTTGATTTTGCTTTTGTTGAATGTCTAATTATGGGTCAGGAGAATTTCTGGGCGGTTGATCCCAATATACGTGCAAAGGAAGGCGTGAAAATTGACGCTGAATCAAGTCAAAATCTATTTGAGCATTGCTATATCAGGGGTTGGAATATAGGGCTTCATACTATAGGCGGATCGAATCTAAAACTAGATAGAACGGTCTTTATTGCTAATAATATCGGTGCGAAGCTAGAAGTTTCTTTCTTTACAAAATCGGTGAATTTGGACTCATGCCATGCCGAGCTAAACACTTATTACAATTATCTTGTATTGCCAACCAATGTTGATTCATCAACAGGTGGCTGTATTAATGTTACAAACACAAACGGGTCTACAGTAGTTGGAGAATGGACGGCCTCCATTGCCTACGCCGTTAATAAAGTTATATGGAATGGGACGAATTTTTACAGGTGCGTGACTGCTGGTACATCAGCGGGCAGCGGTGGGCCAACAGGAACAGGGACAGGGATTATAGATAATACGGTCGTGTGGGATTATATTTCTGCTGTTGATACCAGCTTGGATTTTGTTAATCTTATGTTAGATGTCAATTCATTTACAAAATACATGAAAGCTTCCCGTATCCAGGGCGGATATTTTTCAATGGACAGCTCAACAACTGCGATAGGATTTAAAGATAATGGATTACTTGCGCCTAATATTACAGATAATAGATTTATAGCCAATACAGGGCAGACAGGTTGTTTAGTTTGTGACGCTACAGGATCAACAACAGGACAAGCTATTTTTGCTCGTAATGTTATGGACGGTTCTGGATCGTTTACTACGATAACCTACGAGGATGGGTTTGCTTATATCGAGGATGATACTGGGTTAAAATATATTCCTTCCTCAAAGATCGTAGGTACAACAATAACCGCAGACAGTGACGCCGTTGATGTGAAGAATTTAAAAGTTGTTCCTGTGGGTACGGGTTCAGGTAATATTATTATAGGCGGGCTGGCTAATGGTGTTGCAGGACAGACTATTGATATGTATAAAGCACAGTCGGCTAATACATTAACTATTGAGCATAACGAGGTTACAGGAACACAGAAAATACTCACGGCAGACGGCCTGGATATTACACTGACGACCTATGGTGGCGTAACTATGACTTGTGACGGAACTAGCTGGTTTGTTGTCAGTCAATGACCCTTACGCTTAAACTCCACCAATACCCGGCACTCTTCGATAGTATCATCCTCTATGCACTTATCGAACATGTGCTGTATACGCCCTGCATCAACTTTCTTTATTTCATCGGTAGGCACACACCCCACACACCAGAAGCACAGTGAAAACAGTGCGAAGTAGGCCCAAAACTCCACCCACTTATTCCGAGTACCCAGAAAATCCTCAGTATTGCCGATCTTCCAGCCTTTTGCCTCTAATCGCTTGCGCTTTGCTTTGTCCATCGTTAGTCCTTATTGGTTATCCCCTAGCCCTTCTTTGCTCGTTAGTTTTTTAAGTATGTCGTGATAGCAGCTAAAGCAACAATCAAACGCGCCGCCGCTACCTGGACCAACAGCCTTCCCACTGTAATCAAGCCCGTCTGAAGTCATCTTTATTTTGCAATTACTCGCTTTGTCACTTCCTTGAATCTCTCCGCCGCACGAATCGCAGTAATAAGTGGTAATTTCTGGTATTGTCTTTTTCATATCCTCTCCTAGTGCGGCTAGTCGTCATACAAAATATCACCCTGACATACAGGGCATTTAACTTTTGGCACGTGATCATTGCCATTCCACCCGGCAGCGTCATTATCAACGCTTCCATCTTCATTAAAAATATAATCTGGAAAGTTAAGCTTTCCCCCATCTAATACTGTCCCGCATTTGTTACAACTAATTAAATTCATCTCTATCTCCTATGGGTTTATCTATGCCTATATTGTTTTGTCTCTGTGGGTTTCATCAGAAAGAAGCCCGTTGTTTTATCTTTTCTTGTGAGCCAGTAGCGCATTGACCCGCCCACCACTGCTGCTTTATCTTCTCTGGTCAAATAATTTATATCCCTAAGTCTACGCATAGCAGCTCTGATAGCTCGTTCATTAATATCTGGGAACATAAATGAGACTTCTTTAGGCGTCCATCTCACCCCATCGCTGGTAGAGAAGAAATCCCTAACCATTTCCGTTATTCCTTTACTGTTCATAGCTCTACATGCTCCGGCAAGGCTGGTTCAGGCTCTTTGTAGCTCAGATATTCTCGCAATATTGTGTTGTATTGCTTTTTACCATGCTTGATCGACTTGAGCTTTTCATTGAGCGCCACTTGCT